GAGCTGTCTTCGCTGAGGCTCGATTATATGCTGTGTGATTACTCATTTGTAAAATTGTCACTGATATAGCTGTTGATGTTGTCACCTATGTCGTAGCCCCAATTCCAGTTGTTATCGTATGCCTCTTGCCATTCATCTGTGTCGGGCATAGCATCTATAAAACCTTCAATACCGTGTGCAAACCAATCTGCAAAGATTTCAGGGTCAATCCAACCTTGTTCATCAACCACACCATGTTTGGTTAAGATTTCTCGCAACATTACAATATTGGTTGTGCCATTTACACAATCTTCTAGTTCTTCGTCGGTTAGAGTTTTGGCATCTTTCATTCATCTGCCTCGAGTTTAACTACAAGTGGAAAGCCATGACGCTTGGCCATGACACTGACTTCGATACCTTTTTGTTCTGCTATTTCAAATGGTAATACAGCAACTACAGCAGCTCCTTGCTCATGGATTTGGTGTGTGATCTCCATAGCAGCTTCTCGTTCGATATGGAATACGATCACAAGACTTTCGATAACAAATTCCATTGTGGTTTGATCATCATTTACATAGATCACTTTATACAATGGGGGTTCTTTGATTTGAACAATGGGTTTGATTTTAACAATAGTATCGGTACCCATGACTACCTCCTAAAAAGTGCGGGGTCTAGCCCCGCACTAATATTAACGCTTTTTGCTAGTGATAGCAATCTTTTTGGGTTTCAATTCTTCTGGAACTATGCGTTCTAATGCTACAGTAAGAACACCATCAGCAAAGTTAGCCGCAGTGACTTCTACATGATTACCCAATGGCCATGTCTTACGGAAATCACGTTTACTGATACCATGATGCAAGTAAACAGGTCCGTCTAAGTCACCAGTCTTGACCTTTTGCTGTCCTTCTACTGTAAGGTAACCTTCGTGTACTGTGATTTCAACTTCATCCTCTTTGAAACCAGCAAGAGCGATTTCTACCGCATAACGATTCTCATCATAACGAATAATGTTGTATGGAGGATAGTTACTGTTGGAACCAGCATTGACACTGCGACTTAGTGTGTCAAACAGTTCGTCTAGACCTACGCTATATCGAGCAATGGTAGGAATATCAAAGGCTTTTAGTGTTAGTGTACTCATTTTCTTTTCTCCTTTCATAAGCAAGTTTAGAGTGGGAGCCCGATGATCGGCACTCCCTAGACACTAGTAAATTACTTCTTATCGGCAGGTTTTTCAGTAAACTCAGCATCAACAACCGTGTCCTTGCTGTCTTCTGCTGGTTTAGCTTCGGCTGCTGCCTTTTCAGCCTCGCTCTTGATGCGATACAACTCGTTGGTTGACTGCATCATGTCTGAAATCTTGGTGCGAATCACTTCTGGATCATCACCCTTTTTTACTTCTTCTAGTGCTGCAATAGCCTCTTCGATTTTCTTAGCTTCGTCCTCAGGTAACTTTGATTTATATTCATCAAAGTCCTTCTTAACAAAATCAATTTGACTATCTGCACTATTACGAGCACCAACTAGTTCAACAACTTTCTTATCAGCTTCGGCATTGTCCTCGGCATCTTTTACCATGCGTTGAATTTCAGCCTCACTTAGACCTGAACTGGCCTTGATAGTGATGTTGTTTTCTTTGCCAGTGTTCTTGTCTGCTGCACGTACTTTGAGAATACCATTGGCGTCAATGTCAAAGGTAACTTCGATTTGTGGCTGTCCTTTTGGTGCTGGCGGAATACCATCCAAACTAAATTCACCTAGCAACTTATTATGTACAGCAACTTCACGCTCACCTTGGAATACCTTGATAGTAACAGCAGGTTGGTTATGCTCGGCTGTAGAGAATACTTGGCTATGCTTGGTAGGAATAGTTGTATTCTTTTGAATCACTTTAGTCATTACACCACCTAAAGTTTCAATACCAAGACTTAATGGAGTAACGTCAAGCAAGAGCACATCCTTACGATCACCTGCTAGTACAGCGCCTTGTACAGCAGCGCCAACTGCTACAGCTTCGTCTGGGTTCACGTCTCGACGTGGAGCACGACCAAACAACTTTTCTACAGTATCTTGTACTTTGGGCATACGAGTCATGCCACCAACAAGAATAACTTCGTCAATGTCCCCAGTTGAGACACCAGCATCTCGCATGGCAGTTTGGCATGGGCCTACACTGCGTTGAATTAACTCATCTACCAGACTTTCTAGTTTAGCACGAGTGATGTTAATGTTCATGTGCTTGGGACCAGTAGCATCAGCAGTAACATAAGGCAAGTTTACTGCGGTACTGTTCGTACTTGACAATTCGATCTTGGCCTTTTCTGCTGCTTCTTTTAGACGCTGTAGAGCCAATACATCTTTAGAGAGGTCAACACCTTGTTCCCGTTTGAACTCGTCAATCAAGTAGTCCATCAAGCGTTGGTCAAAGTCTTCACCACCTAGGAACGTGTCACCGTTGGTGCTAAGTACTTCGATTTGCTTGTCACCATCTACATTGGAAATCTCAATGATTGACACGTCAAATGTACCACCACCTAAATCGTATACAGCTACCTTACGATCCGCTTTATCCGATTTATCAACGCCATAAGCCAGCGCGGCAGCAGTCGGTTCATTAATGATACGAAGAACTTCCAAGCCAGCAATGCGGCCAGCATCTTTAGTAGCTTGACGCTGACTATCATTAAAATAGGCCGGAACAGTAATAACAGCTTGGGTAACATCATGGCCTAGATAGTCCTCTGCGGTCTTTTTCATCTTACGCAGTACTTCAGCACTCACCTGAGGTGGTGCCATACGTTCACCGTTGGCCTCAATCCAAGCATCACCATTGTCGGCCTTGACGATGCTATATGGCATAAGGCCAATGTCTTTTTGTACTGCTTCTTCCTCAAAGCGGCGACCAATTAGACGCTTTGCGGCATAAATTGTATTCTTGGGATTGGTTACTGCTTGACGTTTTGCTGGTGCACCAACTAAGACTTCTGCGTCAGTGTAAGCAACAATACTGGGAGTGGTTCGTGCGCCTTCGGCATTTTCTAGAACCTTTGTGGTTCCATTCTCTACAACTGCTACGCAACTATTGGTGGTACCTAAATCGATACCAATGACTTTGCTCATTGTTTATCTCCTTTAATTAAGCAAGAATTTGTAAAACCCTGTTCAGGCATCTTACATACGTATTTATACCTGATATTAGACTTTATGTCAAATTTTTTCTATTCGCCAACGTAAGAACCACTGAATAAGTTCAGGTGATTCTGTGCCCTCACCAAAATAAGCACGATTAGTTTTTCTAGATAAAACTCGCTGTACATTTGGTGGGAGAAAACGTTCGTATTTTTGATTCACTAAAATGAAACTGACTCCACTGATAACATGAAATAACCACATGTCCGAGTCAGACATTTGCACATGCCAAAGATGTATATCGTATAACTCGGGCACAGTTTTTAACCATAGCACCAGAGTGTCTATGTCATTATCTACTGCGTTAATTACCAAATAGCTATGAGGGCTTAAGATTTTATCTGGTGGGGTTATAATTTGACTTGACATTTTTTAAGTATTCGAAAACCAAATCTTGTTCATTTTGAGTTAAATCTTCAGGAGCTATCTCACCATTTTCTACACACTTAATAATGTAACGTATGTATGCTTCATTGTGAGTATAGCTGTCGCTAATGTTTTTGTCTACCTCTATCCACTTATTACCATTATATTTGTATAACTTGCTAGGAACTGTGGCTATGCTTACATGCATCTGTCCTCGGGTAGGATTACGAGGAAACTCTCTACCAAAACTGGCTTCGTGATCAGGTTTCGGTAATAAATCTAATTCAACTTCGCCGGATTTTTTACGTTCTAGATCAACTAGTATGTCTCCATAACCAATATCCTTTAGTACCCTATGATGATATACAGCGCCATCGATTATAACGTGTTCGTTATCCATGACTGTATACAGTGGTATGTCACGGTATTCTGGTAGTATATCTTTTACATCTTCTATATGTTGTATTATCTCATGCTTAGGTTCATCGGCTCGATATACTTGAGGAGGAAGTCGTATACCCGGTACCTTGCCTACCCATGGGCGCTCTAGATAAACCTGCTTGGCACTTGGAGGTTGCGTTGTAGTGGTGGTTGTTGAACTAGTTGTAGTTGAACTGGTTGTAGAAGTAGTTGAAGTACTTGTTGACGTTGTTGAAGTTGTAGTAGTTGGTGGTGCTCTTAATTGACGTTCCCACTCTAAATGTCTGCTACCGGCTAAGATAAGCACGATTGCTAAAGGATCGAATACTACGACAATTAGTATAATAACCCAACGTACAGCAGATTCTAACAAATTGTTATCTGTGGTATCACCATAGATCAGTGCTGCTATATACTTAATCGGACCAACTTCGGCTTCGACCTTTCTAACTTCCGCAGCAATAGGAGCTCTTGCTTCATTAAGCTCACTAATTTTCTTTTGTTCGGTTTCGATGTCACGGATAAGCCTTTGACGCTCTGGTGCCTGTTGTCGTCTAATCTGTACTGATCTTTCCGCACCCGATTCTGTCGTTGAGCGCCCCATAATTTGGTCCACTGCTGCATCCAACTGTTTAAGTGCTGCCCTATTACCATCGATATTCTCCTTGGCTATTCGAATCTTTTCATCATAGATAGCAATTTTACTAGTTACATCACCTGACACTAGACTTTGATCACTATGTGCTTTACTTAGATAACCAAATGTGCCCATGCTGGTTAACAGCATGAGTGCCAATAAACTGGGTAATAAGTAGGCTTTATAGGTCCATGGCGCACGATGCCAATTTCTGTGCAGCCACATAGCAGCAATAACTTTGCCGGTTTCTAGTGCGCCGCCCATGATCATAACAGGTATTACCGCGGCTGAGAATATGGCCACTAGTCCTAATACCGAGTAATAGGCTGCTACTACACTAAGGAAGAAGGCAACCGCTAGAGTGAGATAACCAAACCACATAAGTAGATCCTACAACCTACTATTAATCACGCCCCAATTGATTATCCGCCAAATGTTATCGAGGTATTTTTTCTTGTTGGTGCCGTAATCAGTGACCCAAACGTGTTCCCACCAATCCACCAATAATAGTATGTCTGTGCGTTTTGCATGATTTTTAATAGTTTTGATTTCACCATTTCTAGCCAAGTATACCCACCCTGAACCTTGTACACCCATGGCAGTCTCGGCAAACTTTTCCTTGAAATCACCAAAAGTGTTATACTTCTTGTTAATTAATGTATTAACTGGTCCGGCTGGTCTGTTATTGCTAGTAGGTGAACGAAATTGTTCAAAAAAGATATTGTGTAAGAAAGCACCGGCTTCGTTAAACGAAGGATCACCCTTGCCATCATTGTAGCGTTCTACGTACCCACGAGCTAGGTCAAGGTGCCTATTCATGGCTAATTCTGTAAGAACAGGAGCTAGTGCACCACGTGAATAACGTAGTTTTTTTAATTCTAGTTTGGTGCTGCCTTCAACAATGGTAATTAAGTCACGTATATCCATGCTACTTTTTTCTATAAATCACACGACCACGAGTCATGTCATATGGGGACATTTCTATGTCTACTCGATCGCCTTGTATGATTTTGATATCGTTCTTACGCATTTTACCACCTAGGTAAGCTATGATTTTATGCTTGTTCTCAAGCTCGACCCTAAACATAGCATTGGGTAAAACTTCATATACTGTACCAGGAATGGTTAAAATATCTTCTTTGGACAAAATTTCTCCTTGTTGTATATTTATTGCGGGGATTAGGCTTTGATCTCTACTTTAGCCAAATGGTATTTGGTAGGAAAGCGATCAGCAATAGCACGACCCAATTCATCTGCACTCTTGGCCTGTGCTAGAAAATCATTGCCGTCATAGGCATAAAAAATGCCATTTATTTCTTCTACTGTGATAACAGGCCTCTGCCCTGGCAACTTTACTTCGGTTATGCGATTTTGAATTTCAGCCTTGTGAATCTGTCCAATTTTAATCCATACGCTTACTTGCCCGATTTTGTAGGCAAAGAAAAACAATAAAGCATTAATTACAAAAGACCAAAATTCTTGCATTTCCATATTTATACCCATTTCAAAGAAAAAAGAACAAGATCGTTATCATTCATAAATTTGAATCGATATCTAGTGGCGCTGGGCCAACCCCAATATTCTAAATCATACTCGATACGATTACGCCGACACCATTTGGCTGCTCGTGTGGCACGATCAGCATCGGTAATTACAGTAGATAAGGAATTCATGCCTCAATTATACAACTATTTAATACTAGTGTCAAATTATCCCACATACTGGCGTGCATAACGGTCATAATAGGCCATGTTGATCTCATGTTGATTATGCCTATACCAATCATAGTATCTTGCATAAACTTGAGCTAATGACGATTGGTCTAGTGGCTGTAGTGGTCTACGTGCATAATCTAAACTGGCTTGTTTATGTTCTTCAAAATTGGTAGGGTTATCTATGTTGCCACTCTGTTTATGACCGGCAATTTCATGTGGATCCGACCAATTGAAGCAATAACTAGGTACATTATTATCATTCAATTCATCAAGTTGTCCCTCATCCCGCAACCGAGTGTACCAACTTAGTCCTTCATATCCGGTCTTGTCTTCTCTAAACCCAATCTGTCTTATTCTAGGCATCTTAACTATCACACTGGCTTCTAACGTGTTTTGAACTAGAGTAACACGATGAGGCTGAGCAAAAAAACTACGCCTAGGTTTCCAAGCATCTCGGCCAATTTCTACTATACCTTCGTATGCCTGCTGCATATGCCAAGGTAGGTAAATGTCATCATCATCTGCCAGCATAAAATAATCTCCTCTGGCATGAGTAACAGCATCACGGCATATTTGGCCACGGTTAGTGTATTCTGTTCCGGTTTGATAATCGATATTATTGTTCACGACTACAATAGTTGGGTCATTAAATCCTAGCTCAAATGGGTATTCCATATCTGTGTTGAATATTATTAGCTCTTTATTGGCATGACTTTGAGCATAATATTGAGCTATGACTCGTTCAACGCAGGTGACTCTGCGATAGCTAGTACATACAAAACTGATTTTATCCATTACATTTCTCTACGTGCTTTATGTTGTTTAGTATATTGTGTCAATGACCAACCATCATAATGGTCATAGTAGTATTGTTCTTCCGAATCTAAATTGTTGATATCAACATACCAAGGTTGATGCCGGCAAGTAAAATCCCCGGCTAACCTTATGCTGGCAAATTGATCTGCTTTTTGATTTAAGTTAAAGGTAGTGTCAGTGTCGGCCAAATATACATCTGGTGCTAGAGCATTTAGCCACCAACGATGTTCATTTCTACGTACTTGGTCACGTAACCAATAATGTTCAGGAATGTCATTTATTTCAATAGCACAACCAACCTTTTTATGTCCGTATTCTAATGCAGCTTCGTACATAATTCTCTGATAATCTTTAGGCATGCGAGGGTTTAATTCTATATCACTATCGGTATAGAATACCCAATCCTCTTTGATGTCATTAATTACACCTAGGCTCCATAATGCCAAATGCCCACCATTGTGGTACTTAAGCACACGAACTTCGCTGGGCACTTGGTCGTACCACTCTAGCAAAGGTGGGTATGTACTAGCGTTGTCTATAATCCAAATTTCAGGTGTATTGCGTGCAAGAAGGTCTTCAACTAGTTTTTTAGTTGTAGTCAATCTATCTCGATTATTAATAACGACCTTGAACATTATCGTAACACGCTAATTAGACCAGTACGTTGAACTTGATCATAGTACTGCCTTGTGGCAGTGTTTTCTACTATGTCTAAATTCAATCCATATGGTAATGAATTCATGTAATTGGCCTTGTAAAACTGTCTATTTTCTGTACCTGTTATTCCTGCATTGTGGAAAATATTGCACTCTGTATATTCTTGTATACCTGACGTGGCCCAACTAAAGTTGAAGTTTTTATGGCACACAGTCTCTATGCCGCGACGCCATGCTCCCCACAATACTGCCCACATGTCTGAACACCATATTTGTAGTTCATGATGTGTTGGGTCTGCTGCTTTTTTCTTAGCATTAAGCTCGGTAATGTCCTTAAATAGCCTTTCACAATCACGCTCGACACGTTCCCAATAATCTGTGGTAATGTTTTTCATCAAGTATTGAGCACCAATACAATTTAACTCATTTTCTTCAATAGTGGCAGGGCTCATTTCCATAATGTCGCACATGGCATTAAGCACATCTTCGCCTTTGCTCTTGATATAACTGTGTGCAATATACCACCTTGTATCAGAGCCGTACCAGCGATCATCTGCTAGCATTTCTGCTGTAATCCACTCAGATGGTGGTCGAGTAAACAATATGTCACAATCATGGTAAAATATAGCTTCTTGCCATATCTCAGGTCTTGCAGCCCAATGTTGTTTCAATATATTTGGTCTGATACTAGAAATATAGTGATGAGTAGCTCGAGTATCCCGATAGAAAAAGAATCTAGCAGCATAACCATTAGCTAACTTTTGCCATTCCCCGGGCACATCCGGACCATCTATTTTGCATACAATGTCAACTTGATTAAGGTTGACGCCCATGTCTCTAAAATTGTTTAACATAACTTCAACTTGCCAAGCATAATACAATATGGCAGGTTGAGCACATACATATCTTAATGTTCTCATTTTTCTTCCGTGTCTGGTTCTTGGTTACACAATGCTTCTAGCGTCTTATAGTGTTCGTATGCCTGTTGTAGTGCTTCGTAATGCTGGAGTTTTTTAGGATCCGGCACCAAGATACTTAATCTTTGTTCAATGCCTTCTAACATTTTTTTCATGCTGCGACCACCAATGGTGATGTCAGCATCCTCATCCATTTCGATGCCTGCACCAGTGATATGTACTTTATTGGACTGATTAAATGTATTCCATGAATAGCTAGGATTCGCTCCGGTAGTATATATACCACTTTGATAAGCACTGGCACCGCCTATGCCTAATGTGGCACCTGCACCGGTGCCACTAATACTAATGGTATTGAGTAGTGGGGCTATATTAGACAAGTCTAGCGGTTGTATGATATAATCATCTAACTTGTAACTGGCGTCAGACATGTTGTCCCAAATGCCAACAAAATCCTTATCATCTGACAGTAGTATATGATCAGAATCTCTAATTTCAGGTAGTGGCGGTATGTCCTGTATCTTTTTCAATTCCTCGTTGATTTTCTCTGTTATTGATTTCATTATTATTGTCCTGATATTTGCTCTTGAAATCGGCAATGGCAGCTTTTATCGCATCTTCAGCCAAGATAGAACAGTGAATTTTGACTGGCGGTAACGCAAGCTCTTGTGCAATCGCTGTATTTCTAATTGTTGCTGCTTGGTCAAGCGTTTTGCCTTTGACCCATTCCGTAACAAGCGAACTACTCGCAATCGCTGAACCACACCCATACGTCTTAAATTTTGCATCTGTAATAATGCCATCTTCGTTGACCTGTATTTGTAGTTTCATTACATCACCGCAAGCCGGGGCTCCCACCATACCTGTGCCTACTCGTTTTACTTCACGAGCAAATGAACCCACGTTGCGAGGATTCTCATAATGGTCTAGTACTTGTGATGAGTATGCCATGTTGTTGCCTATACTGAGAACGAACTACCGCATCCGCAAGTAGCAGTGGCCATAGGGTTGCGTATGACAAATTGGCTACTCATACGATCACGTTTGAAGTCAATTTCAGCACCGGATAACAAATTCATGCTCATGGCATCTACTAAAACCCTGACACCGTCTGGAGCTTCTATAACAAAGTCATCCAGTGCTGGTGCTGAATCTTCAAACGTAAAAGCATAAGTGAACCCCGAGCATCCACCACCCTGTACAAATACTCGAAGTGGACTGGTGGTATTTTCTTCCGTCTGTACTTGTTGAATTTGTCTTGCAGCAGCTTCTGTAACTGTGATCATGTTACCCTCCGTGTTCTATGTAATTACTTATATAGGTTTGTAGCAGATCAAGCTCACGATCAGTTAGAAACATCTCTAACTTGGTGTAAGGCTGGTCCGGCATTTTCGCTTCAGCATATAATGTTTCAAACTTTACATAGTGATCACTGCCCACTGGTCTAATTTCTAAGTGTAAACTATATGCATCTCGTTGTTGTATTACTCTTTTCATTCGATCTCCTGCGAACCTAAATAATTATATAACTTTCATTTGGTACTGTCAAGTCTATACTCGTAATTTATTGTATCCAAATTTTCCTTAAAAATCATAGCACCATTCTTAAGATGAAACCTGCGTGCCATTTCAGTTTTAGGACTTAGAGTCAAAAATCTTGTTATCTCAGGATGATCCTGTTGTATACGTCTAACACTGTCTAGAATAAGTTCACGTCCGGCGCCAGGCCTATAACTCCATATAGTGTAAAAAACCGCAATAGTAGCACTACCAGTTTCAAACAGTTCTGCCTCGGTAGTGGGCACTCGGCTTTGATAACTTACACAGGTAATAGCATCGACTTTATCTTGTTCATGAAGAACAAATATATCTCGATTAACGCCTACTCGGCGTTCATAAGGTATGGTCGGGCGAACAGGATCTTCCTGTAAGCGAGGAAAGAAATAGTCAGCTATATCTTGAATTAAATGCAACATTGACGGCTCCGGGCTATACCCGTACTTATGCTTTAACTAAAAATCACGCATTAATTCAGCGAAAGCTTCTCCATCACTATGAAACATATAATTAAAACTCTGTGAAGTCACAGACATACGCCCACGTATAGAACAGTCTAATATGTAATTGGCCTTGCCACTGTGTTTTCTTACAGCAGCAAATATCCAATCATCTGTAAAGAATATTTTTAATTTAGAAGGAATATTAACATAATGCTTACGATGATAAAACATACAAACACCATAACCATGTGTTCTATGGTCCGTTGGTAAGATTTTAATAGGATAGTCTATGTCTGCATGTTCGCTCACAGCACCTTCACTTAGTCCTAACACTCCAATTTCATTAAAATTAAGAGTCTGTACTCTAACCAGAACATTATCGTGTAACACAACGTCGTCGCTGAGGAGACAAATCAAGTTTTCTTTAGCCATGCGAGTGCCTAAATTCCAACTTTCACCTACATATAGATTAGAATGGGGCGTGACGAGCTTGACTCGGTCTGATAGTAAAATCTTATCGTGCTCAGGTGTCTGTTGTCGATCATTATCAATGATAATAATCTCAGATACATGTGGGTTATGTACTAGATGTCGTATAGATTCTAATGTTTCGTTACAACGCCATAAGGTAGGAATCACTACAGAAAAAGTATTCATTCGAAACCCCGATTTCTTCGGACATTCCAAGCTAAGGCGGTGTCTAGTCCAGTTGGTTTGATGTCATTAACAATAATGCGTTCTCCGACAGGCAAATCAAAGATAATTTTATCGTATCTTAGATTGAATCGCTTGAGTGCTTGTTTTGTCTCTTCTGCATAATAAGTGTTTCTAGCAGTGGTAAGAATTATGCAGTCATCTTGGGGAATTGTGTTCCACAGATCTTGTACGCCTGGTAGTAAAGTATCCTCGCCATCTTCCCATAGTCCTTCATGTTTGAAGATGGTTCCGTCAATGTCTATAAACCAAGTATGTGCTAATGTTGAAAGTTCAAATGGTATCATATCAAATAAAATTGGTGCCCCCTCCAGGAGTCGAACCTGGCACCTCTCGATTCTGGTTTGTGTAACTTTCGTTACTCCCTGGACTATGCCTTCACCATATCTTACGACTTAGGTGGGTGCCGTCTAGTCTCTACACCTTCCTGATATTTCTATTAGGCTTGGCTCGGCGTTGCCATATTTTTACACTTAGGTTTCACCGAATTTGACACCATCCCATATATAGTTTCCTAATATATGGCACAACATTTTCATGAGTCGATTGCTCTAACCATCCATGAGCTAAGGGGGCCTGTAAATGTTTTCTTTCTTATCTTGTTAATTTCATCTTCTTTAATTATATATAGTTTGTTTGGAAATTGCGACCATTTCGATTGATCTCTATCAGTTTCATAACCTTTTACTTCTACATAAGCATCTTCACAGACTAGATAGAAATCAGGAAAGTAAGTTCTGTTACCATTCCAATGGTACGAAAATCCTTTAGTATTTCTAACTATATTATACCCGTTTGATTGAGCCCATTTATAAAATTCTAGCTCCCAATTTCCTTGGAACTTTATACCGTTATACTCGATTTGCTTTGTCCTTCCTCTATTTGCAGAAGTGTAAGATTCAGGATGATTTTCAACAGCCAATTTCATTTTTTGACTGTGGAGCTCTCGCTGTTCATTTGTCCAAATTTGTGGGTTAATTTCTTGATGTTTGCTTATCTTTGCTTTTGTTTCCTCGGACATTATAGCACCATAGGTATATTGATTCGCTCCCTTTTTTCCTAACATTCCGTATGAAGGACTAACTCTATTTGGATTTTTAGGACAGCGAATTTGGTGATGTACATGTCCTCTTAAATTTTTAGCAGGCCTCCCGCAGTATTCGCACTCCATAATTTGGCTCCTTTAACATTATTTATGCCGAAGGAGCCAAACGCTTTACTAACTACTTAGTCAACTCCTTGAACGCCGTTGCCATTTCTAAAGCCAACATGTCCGCCTTGTGCTTCAATCCTCTCATAAAGATCTTCGAGAGTGATTGGTGCAAAATCTGTACACTCAACTGACACATTGTAATAGTTGGGATCAATCTCATCGCTGTATTCTACACAAGGACTGGTGCCAAGCCTGTCAATCTTACTGGGTCTGAGTACACGATTAGCATGAAGGTGTCCATGAATATTACAGCCAAACCTAGCAAGACTTGCTGGATGCACAGGCACATGACTAAAGATCATGCCATTGAGCACATGGTATGCACGAATGTCATCAAAGTAAGCCGCGTAATCATCAATTTTGAAGATGTCGTGGTTGCCTTTGATAAGCACTTTGCGTCCGTTGAGTCTGTCAAGGATTTTAAGGAACTTGCGATTGATCACAACATCACCAAGGTAGTAAACACGGTCGTTTGGACTAACCCGTTCGTTGTTGCGAGCAACCATGACTTCATTCATTTCTTCTGCCGAAGCAAAAGGCCTGAGTGGAGTACCATCTGCCCGCTTGAATACGGTACAGGTTTTTTCGTGCCCAAAGTGCTGGTCACTCCAAATCCATGTTTTTGACATTATAAGACCTTTCTGTGTTGCTGTTCAAAACGAGTAGCTGCCCTACGCCATTTACGCTGAATTGGCTCAGGTGCGTGACTACTCTTGTAGTGTAACACACTAAACACATAATGTAAATAGTTTTTGAGTGTCAAATCAAAATAAGGTCTGTAGTTATAATGGGAGATTTTGACTGGCAGCTTGACCCTGAATCCCCACCCAAACTGCCTAGGCCTAAACTTCTTCCCTTGGCGGTAGTCCGTTGCTGTGTTTGTCATTTGGAGTATCTAGATCCTGAAATAGTCTACGTTCTTGTTGGGTGGGTTCCTTGAACATGCGTCGTGGATTGCTACACATTATGCACTTGGGATCGCCACAGTTCATGGCATGATGCTTGACCAATTTGTGCGGCTCCTTTACAGGCATACCATGCGACTTTGCTATCTGCACTTGTCTATGCACAGCGTTTTCGTCCTGTTGCCTACGCCGACTGTTCTTAATTTTGTCTTCGTCTTTACTCATTGTTGATATCGTACCTTGATCTTAGAAAAGTGCCAAGTGTGCCGCGACCGCTCCAGGCAATATGATCTACCTGTTGAGCACAATCTTCTACCACAAGTTCTACCAACCGAGCAATATCAGCTAAAGCAGGCTCACTGTGGATGCCATAGCGTGGTGCTGCGTATTCTGTGCGTAGCACACCAGCCGCCTGTGCCAGTTTAACGACTCTTGGGTTCAATTTCAAATCTCTCTAGTATTAACTTTTGAGCTGCTGCTAGAGCAGCGTTCCATGATGCTGTATCGTAAGGATTGCCATCTGTGCCTACTCCACTATAACCACGCAGATCCTGAATTTGATCAGCACTGGCTTCAGCTATGGCTCGGGCGAACTCCTGAACTTTGGCACGCCAAATTGGACTGTCGGCCACAGTAAAGTGAGTTTTATCTGCTATGTTTTTTATCAGCTGAGTCATATCTGAATCCAAAATGGTTGGCAATACGATGGCATAGAACATGCCCATCACTGTGTTCTCCGCGGTCTGGCACCAAGCGTAGTGTTTCTTGTATGACTAATTCTGTGTATCTGGTTAGGAAACTTTGCTTGGTGGCCCAGCTAGTGGACTCTTGGCTGTGACTTGATGCAGCTTGATCCCATAATGTTTTAATGTTTTCGTTCATGCTAGTCATATTGGCTTCTAGATACTTCATCATAACTGGGAGGTGCATCAGCATCACGCACACCCTGGTCATAGGATTTTTGTAATCTGTGACTTAACCATGCCTTAAAGGCTTTTACGCCGATTATGCCATCATATATGGCACGATACATTTCTTCAGGTGTGAGTTCTTGATCTACTTTCATGTTGTTCCGCTTACTTATGATACGCATCAACTATTTACGCTTACCTGCCCACCAGCGGTGAGTTTCAGCAAAACTAGGACCACAGTTGTGACACTCATAAAATCCATTGGGCAGTTTGGGAGTGATAGCAATCTGTAGCCAGAAGCCTATAACGAAACCAAGGGCCACTAGTATAAGAGCACCTATTACGCTAAGTATAAAATTCATTTGTGATCTTCGCTGCTATGAAAATGATGATCTAGGATCCTGGCGATCTTTTCAATACCGTGTATGATGCCTAGCCCAATAGTGCTGATGAATAATAAAAATATACTGAATTGAAACCAGTCCATTATACCTTCTCCGGTGCGGTCAACGCAGTCCAACCTGTAAAATCAGCCCACTGCTGTTCCAGCTCATCAATCTTTCTTCTCATATCGCGTTGGTACCAGTCACGCCATTCTGTGACTATATGTGCTGTTTTTTCTGACCTCACCACATCTGCCACAAAGCCGTCGATACTACCATAGGTCACAGCCCGTCGAATCCACTCACGATCCACCAACATGCTTTTGCTGTAGTCGAAGCCCCAATGGCCCCGGTCGATTTGGATCCTGGCATTGAGTTCATCTTTACGAGTGTATGTGCCACCCATACAACTCAGCACACGAAACTGATTGCCTTCCTGGTTGACTATGATAAAGTAAGGACAGAACATTTCGTGCCAATAGTCACCAGGTCTTGGATTGTCTAAGGCTTGTTGATTGTCTAGATTATGTTGTGATATCTCAGGCATTGGCTTGCTCCTGTACATACTTAATGGCTTCCTCCCAACCTTCTTGAAAGGTTTGCCAATGGTCTTCCACAGTGCTGCTAGCATACTCGCCATTGGGTTTTCGGCGTAGACTAAAGCCAGAAGTGACTCCAAAGTTAGGGAAACAGACTTGTTCAAAAGCAGTTCTTACAGCGTTCATTAGTTGGGTGCTCCTAGTAAGTATCTACCAATCATGCCAAACATCACCACGATGCCTAGCCAAGTTGATGCTTGTACCAAGTACTTTTCAAATCGGAATCGTACAGCATAGTAGGGAATTTGACTGAATGTAAACACATCCTGTATCCAAAGTTGGTCAGTAGCAATATGGTTCTGTAGTGGTGCTCGATAGTTGGAACCGATTTTAACACGCCGACCCTGTGGGATAGCGATGGGTACAATTTCGTTGTCGCGTATAATATAAGCCATTATTTCACTCCAAAATGTCGTTTAATTTTTTCAGCACTGCGACGATAGAACTTTTCTTCCACAGCATAATCTATCTCTGGTGCCATAGGATCTGGTTCAAGGCTGAGCAGGCACTCTTGTATAAGTGATTGAGCAAACCTGTTGACAGCGGCCTCCCATTTGGCATTATCCTTGCCTAAAGCATAGACATCAATGCGACTCTGCTTAACAAGTTGTCTCAATCGTTGATTCATATTACCAATCTCTGTGGTCAGTTATGGTGACAACAAAATCACCATCGGTGTCTTTGTGAGTAATCTGAAAGGTGGCTCTGAGTTCATAGCCAATACCAGAGTCTTCATCATGTTGAGTAAGAGTAACAAATCCTACATTGCCAGTGGTATGAATGGTGTCAAAAAGTTCTTTAATTCTCTCTACTTCTCTCTTACATAATCTAATGGTGTTCATTCTTCTAATCCTAATTCTTAGGCCAGCCCCAAACAAAACCTGTGATAAAACCTATCACATAACAGGCCAGCAGTGCCAAACCAATCTCGTTCATTCTTCAACTCCGAAATGTGATTCTAAATCATATACAAGGAGATCAAATGCCTGCGTGACATTTTGCTGATCTTCCCCAGCAAACTGCTGCCGTGATCTTACTCGGTTCATACATTCTTTCACAATCAACTCGGCGAACTTTTCTTGATTGAATTTGTAATAAACTAATTCTTTTTGATTATACGAATCCCAAGTAGTATAATCATATTCGGTAGCCTGTTTGATAAGTTCTCGAATTCGTTCGTTCATTCTTCAACTCCAAAGATATTTGATTAAGGCAGCAGCAAATAACAAGTGTATAATACCTTTACAAATAGCAAACACACCTGTCCAGAAAAAATGTAGTTGTAATTGGTTCATTCTTCAACTCCGAAATGTTGTTTAACTTGACTTGCGACTTTGCTTACACCTTTGTTGTATCCGGCAATAAACTGGTCATTGGGATAATTGTCATCAAACTCAACAGCACATCCTTCGACCCGAGCAATACATTCCCACACAATCAACTCGGCGAACTTTTTGTATCCAGCATCAATGGAACCAAAGAAAGCAGGTCCAATTTCGCCATCTGCATTTACTTTCAATCCAGCCTGTTCAGCAAGTTCTCGAATTCGTTCGTTCATTCCTTGTCTCCATATAGAGCACTATGTAATCTTTCCATTCTTTCAGCAGCCATAATCAATAACATCTTCAATGCTATGTTATCTTGGCTTTCACTGGCCTTACGCAGGGTATTGATTAGTTCTTGATTAGTCATTCTTCAACTCCGAAATGTCGGGCTATCATATCCACACCCTGTCCTCTACTGATCATATCACGCAGCATAGGATTTAGGGCCAGACAACATTCTTTGATAATCAACTCAGCAAATTGTTGATCATAAGCATGAAGGAAATCCCAGTTGAGTCGACCATCCTCGGAGACCACATCGCCCATTTCATCAATAAGCGAATCCCAGGCCTGTTCAGCAAGTTCTTTAATCCTGGACATCCCATTTACCTTTATTCAACTCGAGTAGTTTGGAATAGTAAGCATCATGATATATAGCACCTGCGATCATTAAGGCGAACACGGATGCAATTACCACAAACAAATAAAATAAATCAATATAGCCTACAACAACAAAGATAGATATCGTGCTGAGGTAAATCAAGATTATCTTGGTGGCATGCCAGCGAGCTTGGCGTTCTAGACTATTCACGATCATAGGCTCCGGCTATCTCAGCGGCTCGTTCTCGTATGGCACGACCAGCGGCTTCTTGAGCATTGGTATAGGCCGAATCGTCACTTAGGCTATTGAAGCCTTGATACAGATGCCATTCACCATTACGCTGACATTGAACTTGGATGTCATAAGTGAGCTTGAAGGGATCACCAAGACTGATGACTCTAACCAAACCATAATCATGTATAACTCTCATCGCTGACTCCTGTGGGTTTATCTGGCGCGGTGTAAACGGTATTTGTTATGCAGTGCTCGTGTCAGTTCATATACTTCAACCATGGTCCGGGCATGATGTTCTTCTACAATGATATCTGCAGAAACCAACTGTACACGCCAGTGTGCTAGATCTATGTCGAACCAACTGATGATACGATAATCGGGATTGGTACTCAGGATCCAACTCCGAAATGTTTGGAATCAATTCCAAACCGATCCAAGATGTTTAGTGCTTCATTACAAGTCACACTCTTAACACATTCCTGAATAATCAACTGGGCGAACTTTTCCGCAAAGTATTCATGTTCTTCACTGGCATAAGGAGCATGAGCATCTGCCCAGTCTTGAGCCTGTTCATTCAGTTTACGAATTAGTTCGTTCATTCTCACCTCCGAAATGTTCTCTGATAGTATCTTGAGCAGCACCTACCATACTATGGTTTCTGCTCAACGGTTTCAGACAATCAATACATTCTCGCACAATCAACTCAGCAAACTTTTCCATACGATGGGTATTAAACATATAAACACCTTGTATGGAAATATGTCCATCTTTTTCTTCAAATCCAGCCTGTTCAATAATTTCTCTAATTCGTTCGTTCATTGTCTGCTCCTTGTTGTTTACTGTAACCATAGTATAGCACTAGTCAAAAGACCTGTCAATCTCTAGGGTTATTCTGTAATGTAACGCAGTTCCTCAATAGCCTCGTCCAAAGTGTTGAATCCGGTGGCATCGTAGCTGTCATCGTAGAGCTTGACATAGTAGGCTCCGTTACCTTGACTTGCTTCTCTGTCAAACCCTGCTTCGCCAACTTCGGTGAAATACTGAATGATTCGGGTAATTTCCATACACCACTCCTTAGGCTATATCCAACTCTTGTGCTGGGTGGGTGATCCTGCCGTCGAACCGGAGCTGATTATGCTCGTCCTGGGTGAGGTAGTCGTCCTCAACCACTGACCATGAGATGACATGCTCGCTATAGTAGGGGTGATCGGCTTCGATGTCACCACGGACCTGTTCGACCACATCGCGTACGGAGTCGAATAGGCGGAAGTTTTTAATGACATAATCACTGCCTCCTTTGGGTTTCCAACGGGGTTGATGTAAGGAACCATAGTTCTCGTAAACTTGCGTAGTGATCAACAATTTGGCCATTTCAACTGCTCCGTGTTGTTTACTGTACCACTATTATAGCAAAAATGGGCAACCCTGTCAACCTGTTGTATCTATGCTACAATCTCCCAGAAGATCTTTGGATTCAGTCGTTGCCTCTGACGCCAGTAGGGCAAGGCCCAAGCAAGGTTAGTCTCTATGACAATAGGAGTCATTTGACCCATCAAGTTCCTATGCCGGCTCATATACACTCGCATCATTGTATGACCTCTCCTTGTTCAGAATAAAGATAACAGTTAGAACCTTCGGGTCCTGACAGGTATGATTGGGCGGCTTCTAGTGAGGCAAACACGCCTGCCACTGAAGGTCCAAGTCCACGATCTTCTTCTAGCACTACGAACACTCGTAGTACGGCTAGTGCTTGTTCTCGATCCATCATTTTGCCTGCTCCTTGTTGTTTACTGTAACCATAGTATACTACCACTTCAAAGACCTGTCAACTTCGAGGGTTATTCACCTCCGAAATGTAGTCTAATCGCTAGCCCACAAGTTCTACTTCCGCGATGAATGTAATTCTCATCGGCGACATTAGCACATTCTTCTACAATCAACTGGGCGAACTTTTCTCTACCTTTTTCACAGTCAAACAAAACACTGATGATTTCTGAGGGAGTGGCGACTCGCCATTCGCCATCAACTTGGCATAGAATTTCTCGGTCGTTGTAATCCCACTCACCATCTATTACAGGTAGTCCAGCCTGTTCAGCAAGTTCACGGATTCGTTCGTTCATCGTCTGCTCCTTAAACTTCGTCCCAACGCCAACCTTTGAAATAAGCCCGCATTGTAAGCAGGGTTGCGATAGCCCCGATTGTGATCAGAATGTCTGTCATCGTCTGCTCCTTGTTGTCTACTGTACCCATAGTATAGCAAAAATGGGCGACCCTGTCAAGTTCAGGGCCATTGTTGTTTTTCTGCCACACGCTCCAAAACAATGACCTGTTTTTCCAAGAGTTGGCACCCATCTACCAAGTGATTGGTGATCGCTAGGGTGCCATCAATTTCGCATAGATTATGTATAGCCTGATACAACAGACTCAGGGTGATTTCCAATTTGGGTAAATCTTGTACAGTCATTTCAAACTCCTGGGTAGCAAAGTAGCAGCACAGGGATCATCTGCCGGAGCAATTTGTCTGTTCGTCCCTGTTTGCTACTATGATCATAGTATAGCACAAATGAATAACCCGCACAACTGGCGGGTTATTGAGATGTGTTGCTGGAAAACAACACTGCTAAGAGCCTTTTGCCACACCTTGCTGTTTAGATTTTTGTTGATCTTTGTTTTGTTGATCTTTGTTTTGTTGACGCTGTGCTCTTTGCTTTTCGTTCTTTTTCTTTCGTGCTACTTCTTTTTGAGCATCAGTCCATGTATCGTGCCCCCATTGGTCAAATCCCCAGCCTTCCGAGACACCTTGCTTCAACTGTGATAGTATTTGTTCTTTTTGTTTTTGTAACTCTTGTCTTTTCTTGACGAATGATACGCTGTTAGGTTCACCAACTGGACCACCCCTCATTAATTTTAGCTTTTGATTAATTGATTGAAGTTGTGAGTGTAATTCTTCTTTGCCTTCCGCCACACCTTGCTTCTTACCCTGTTCATAGCCTTTCTTGTATTGGCCGTGTTCTTGTTGTTCACCTGGTTGATCATATGGATTATCATATGGACGACCTTTTTTAGCATCTGCTCGCCCTTGATCGTATGGAGTTGGCATACCTGGATTGCCAGTGCCTCTTAAGCCTTCCGCCACACCTTGCTCTGCTTTTTTCTCTTGCTCTCTACGCTTCGCATAGTCGCTTGTTTGAGCAGGTGCTTTTTTACGAGCAGGACGCTTACCACTTATGATACCTTCTTCACGCTCTCTGCGACGGAAATAATCTGAAGTCTCCGCCACACCTTGCTGTTTTTTACTCTCTTGTTTTCTACCACGCAAGTAGTGTGAGTTTTCAGTAATTTCTCTTGCTTTCATATTTGGATCCTAATATATTTTATTTATTACTGAGCCAATTTTAGCATGAGTTGATAATGATCCCAGGCTGCTGCCACAGCAGGAACACGCAGTCTGAGATCAAGTTCTCTGCTTATTTCAATCTGGTTCATGTAGCGTTCAGTTTGAAGTTGATTTAATTCGCGTAGATGATTGTCCAATAACTGAGCTTTGCTATGAGTCATTATGAGTTCCAAGCCAGGTTCATGCCGCAGGTCCTGAGTGGAGTGCGAGATATCATCGCGATAACTAGACCAATCCAGAACAGGATCACTGCGAACAGGTATGCGAACTTCGGTGATTTTATGTGTGTATTTAAGTAAACATTTCATATTAGTTCCATTTCATAGCAAAATAACTGGCCCAAGATTCACGCCATGGAGCGAATTCTATGCCTATGTGCGTGTCAGCCATGTTGTCAACGGGATAATGCCACTGCCAATCTACGCCCTGTTCGCCCACTAGTTGTTCTAGTTCAGGGCGATAGTGATCGTTGGGATCGGCACTGTAGATTTCTTGTCGTACTGTGCCCAGGCCGGGATCCCACTTGGCATGATCGTGATCTATTGGGACAGCACCAATTGGCCAACGCACCATGATCATGGTTTTCTTACAGAACCGAAACATCAAACGGCGTTGCCATTGCACCATTTTAGAGCCCATATTATGACATCATCCTTATCGGAAAAACCCCACCACTCAACCCCATTTTCTTCATCGCTGCTGTAGCAACCGCATGTGCCTGATAAATTCTCATCACACCATTCCCAAAACGATTCGGGATCCGACCAAACCAAAGGTTCAACAGCAATAAACCACTCTGAACGATACTCGAACTCGCGTTCATGTACCCATAACTCGCTGCTATCGTCGCCTAGCCCTGGCTTGACTTGATTCCAGTATTCTACAAATTGCTGGCGTGTGGCTATGTCCATTTTAATTTATACCATGCCAGTTCATCATCATCTCGTATGTATATTTTTGACTTGACTGGGTAGTTAGCATCAAATAACCAAGCCCAATGCGGATTGACCAGTGATCTGTACTCTCCTTCGTTGGTATACCAAAGATGGTTCCATAACTCTAGTTCTTCACTTAAACCCCATGCGTCAACACACCATTCTCGTATTTTGAGAAATCCCATGCGATTAGCACCACAGTCAATCATCCAGCGAAAGTTTTCATGTCCACGATACCTACCATCTAGCTTGACCAGGTGAGGTCTTGGATAAAACTTAGAGACTTCAATGTCGGCGAACCTAGTCATGATTATCCCCAACGCAGCAAAAACGCAGTGACTTCGGCTTCAGTGCGAAATCTAAATTGATCAAAACTCATACGCTGCCCACAGTTGTTATCCTGACACCACGCTCCTACCTCATCGAGGTCATCTTCAGTAACCATTTTGAATTCCGTAGGCCTAGATGCTGCGAAAAACTCACAATGCAGCCAAAGATATCTACTGTCTATTCTGATTCTATGCCAAGCCAGTGCCATTACCAGTTGGAATTTTCTTGTGGTGGATCGGGCAAGCGAGTGTAGTTCAGCACATTGCCTGTGCCATACTGTGACTCACCTAGTAATTTAGCAGCATAATCATTCTCTGCGTAGACAATGGTATTAGCAGTCTGA